ATTCAAGAAGCTAAAACTGCATTCCAAGAATGGGATATGGATAATGCACCAAAAGAAGATAAGATTACACCTATCGCAGATGGAGTGTATATAAGAGAATCTCATGTTGAAGATGAACCATTAGTTGATGTATTACCATTAGTTGATTCCGTTCCATATGAACACAGAATGCCTGTTCCTAATACAGATGCATTGTTAGATATGCCTAATGTAACAGAAGAGGGTTCTACTCTAGACATTGGTTATGAACAACCAGTAGTTGGAGAAGATGATATCGTTCTAAAAGCATCTGATATCAAAATCTTTGATGAACAACCTGCAGAAGAAGAATACGATGAAGTTGTAATTCCATCTGCAAGTGAATTGCAGAGTATGACTAAATCTAGAATTCAAGACGCTGCATCTAAGTTAGAGTTTACAGGAATTACTGGAACTAAAGCTTCAATGATTAAAGAGTTCACTGCACAGTCCGAACAGTTAATTGCTGATTTGACTTCACAAGAAGGATTTGTTGATGCGTCAGAAACAGTTATTGATTCAAACGATGAACGTAGAGATGGTGGATACTTCTAAACATGACTGTTGAATATAACGACTTTGGTTTTACAGCGATGGATGCAGACGAACTTGCATCCATCGATACCAAGATAGTAGAGAAGACCACTTCTGCAACGGAAGTGATTAACAAGTTAGACAACTTTGTTCGTCCTCTACTAGAGAATCTTGCAAAGGATTCAGACAAGGACTACATCTATTGGCCTAATAGAGTAGAAATCATAAACAAAAAATTACAAGAATTAGACGAAATCCAAAAGAAATTGTAAATACCCCTTTACAATGACCCCCACTTTTTAGTACAATAGACTCTTAATAAACAACAAGAGAAAACTATGTACAAAGAATACTATAAAGATGACGAAACTGTAATGCAGATTGTTCGTCTTGGCCGTGATTTAATCACCAAGTGTGAAGAGAATGGTATCTTCTTCGAGAACACTGAAGAGGACTATGTCAAGTGGAATGCAGCTGTTACTGCTGGTAACAAGTTGACCACCTATGGAACTCCATGGGGTCTCAAGAGTACTGAACAACTATTACCCCTTGAAAGGAAGGTCATCTTAGAGTATCTAGATTCGAAATAAACTTGACAATGACCCCTACTTTTTGGTATACTATGTATATAATGAAAAATCAAGAGGAAACAAATATGAAAGAATCAAACCTAATCGAGAAGGTCGAAGTCCTATGTAAGGAATTGACTGAGTCTCTACATGCAGCTTACAAACATACTGCAAATGACTACTACGACTTTTCAGTCGGTAAGAAGTATATCAAAATAATCTCTAATGGAAGTCAAAGGTCTGTTTGGGGTTTCATCAATATCAGTGAGTTCGTTAAAGAACGTAAGATGACTAATGAGATTAAAAAGGTTACCTTCAAAGAAGGTGATGTGTTAATGTCTGCAGGTTGGAACACTCCAGCTTTGAATGCACCAAGAGGTAATCTCTTTAAAGGGTATTCTGCACAAGGTGGTCAAAACATGTACGGCCCTGGCTACTTAATCTAGGGGTTGACAATGACCCCCACTTTCTGTTATACTATGTATATAATGAAAAATCAAAGGAAAAAAATATGAATGTTCAAACTATAAAAACCGCAATGTTAACAATGAGTCAAGATGAATTGAGTCAGATTGTTCACTATGCAAATCAAATAAAATCGGTATCTGCAACTGCAACTTTTTCAGTTGGTCAGAGTGTGATGGTGGTTCAAAAGACCAAGTCTACTGCTGCCAAGATACTAAAAATGAATACCAAAAAAGCAGTTGTTGAAATGCTGTGGAATGGAAGAGGACTGCAAAAAGTTAATGTCCCTTACTCAATGTTACAGGTAGCTTAATATGTTAATTAAAGAATACGAAATTGAATCAGAGGGTGTCAATGGGACATCCCTCAAAGGTTATGTCAGTACTTGCTATGACACTCTAGTGTCACTGTTTGGAAAACCAACCTACTTAGATGCAGACCCATATGCAAAAGTTAATTGTGAGTGGGTTCTGAATGTCAAGTACTTCGAAGAAGAAGGAATGGAAGACTACGACTATAACTATGAGACAGTCACCATTTATAACTGGAAGGATGGATATGTCCCTCTACAAGAAACACAATGGCATGTTGGTGGGAAGTCCTACCTTGCAGAAGACCTTGTGAAATTAATTGTAGATGGTGAGATAAAAGCCGACTACAATGCTAACTAGGAGTATCGTATGATTACAACTACCCCAATTGATAAGACAGAGTACAACGGAGGTTGGCAGTTCTTATATAAATTTAAAAACGGTTACGGTGCAAGTGTCGTAAAACATGATGGTTCTTATGGAAGTAAGAAAGGTCTGTGGGAACTTGCAGTGTTGAATGAGGAGGGGGAAATTTGTTACCACACCCCCATCACTCAAGATGTCATTGGATATCTTACTGAAGAAAAAGTGGAAGAATATTTAACGGAGATTAAAGAACTATGATTACATATGCAGATGCAAAATTGATTGCAGAAAATACGGATGGGAAATTAACGGCAGACGATGTCATGAACTTAGTGGAGTATGGTACGATGAACTCACAAGACATGTCACCCGATACAGAAACTAAGGGTCTTGAGTTAACTTACTCAGACATGACAAGTGGTTACTAAAATGTTTGAGGGTATGAACCAAAATCAAATTCCTTTCGAACCAGCAGAATGGTTTCCCGAATTGGATGCACTTCAAGAGAGTGGAGAGATGAATATGTTTGGAGCCCCTCAATGGTTGCAGGACAACTTTGGTTTTAGTAAAGAACAATCCATGACTGTATTTACAGCATGGACGGAGTATAAGTCATGAAGTTAAGATACACAACATTTATAGCAGGTGCATTACTAGGTTTCCTAGTGGGTGCATTCAGTACTAAGGTTAATGCCTCAGATGAAAACGGAGATGTCTTTTGTCTTGCACAAAACATTTACTTTGAATCTGCAAACCAACCTCTTGCAGGAAAGATTGCAGTTGCACAAGTAGTTCAGAATAGAGTGGTACATCCATCCTATCCCGACACTATATGTGATGTAGTGTACGATGCAAAGATGAGAGTAAACTGGAAGGGACTAAGTGTTCCTGCTTTAAACAAGTGTCAGTTCAGTTGGTATTGTGATGGTAAGTCCGATGCACCAGTTGACTCAAACACTTGGTTACTCTCTTTACGCATTGCACGAGATGTGTTACAATCTAAGTATGGAGATATTACTGAAGGTTCAACTCACTATCATGCAACGAGGGTTCACCCCTACTGGGCAGATTCACTTACTGAAGTGGTAACAGTAGACCAACATATATTTTACAAATGAAAGTTACAAATATAGAAAGAACTAAGTGGGGTTCGTATGAAGACAGAACCAATAGTTATGATGACAATACAGATATTCAAATTTTTTGCAATATGGTAAAAACTAATGAGTCTCTAAAAAACTATCTTGATTCTTTCTTAACTGAAACACCCGATGCCCTTAGACCAAAACCTCATGGTGATTATGGTGTGGATTTGGGTATTGTTCATAACGATGAATTAGTTGCAACAATTGATTTAGAAAGGTGGAGTGCATGGAATCCTGCATGGCCTGATTACTATAAGTTCATACATTTCTTAGGACGTAAAGAAAAGTTTTTAGAACAATCTTCTAGACCATTCTTTTTAGCAGCCTTGAACTACACTAGAGATAAAGTGTTGATGATATCAAAAGACGATATACAAAAATACCCAACTAAAGAAAAGTTTTTCCAAGCAAAAAATAGGTCAGACATGGTAAGAGAATTACCTCTGTCAGTTGGAGTTTTATTTGGTGAAAATATTACCGAAAAGGAAAGGAGTATATTTTCATTATGACAAAAGAAGAATTAGTATTCCTGTTTAACCACTTGCATTCAGAAGACCAACATGGTACAATAGATGCAGTAGTACAAGATGTCAATGGTGGAAGTTTTATCACCGACAGTATTAGATTAGACATGGATGGTGGTAGACTTATTATATCACAAAAGAACAGCCCCAGTTATGAGAGTAACAAACTTAACTGGAAACAAGAACTAGAGTTCGCAAAAAAATTATGAACATATTTTACTTAGATAACGACCCAGTCAAATGTGCAGAGATGCATTGTGACAAACATATAGTCAAGATGATTATAGAGTATGCACAACTCATGTCCACAGCACATAGAATGTTAGATGGAGAACATTACATCGATGCATCTAGTGGTCGTAGAATACAAAGATGGAGATTACAAGATGGAGATATGGATGCAGTTGTTTATAAAGCAGGTCACACAGGACACCCTAGTGCAATTTGGACAAGAGAGAATGCAGTTCATTACCAATATGTTTACGACTTATTTGTTGCCTGTTGTGATGAGTACACATTACGTTATGGTAAGATACACCTTACTGATTCAAAACTAAGGGACTGTCTGAACGTCCTACCGAACAATATTAGTCTTTGTGGATGGAGAGAACCACCTCAGTGTATGCCTGATGATGTCAAGTCAGAATCAGTCATTACTGCATACCATAAATACTATCAAGAATATAAAAAGGATTTTGCAGTATGGACTGTAAGACCAATGCCAGAGTTTATGTATGCCGACTTGGGAACATCATAATGACTACATGGAATGGTAATTCTAAAAACAAAACATCACAAGAACTTCAAGACAAGAAGTATAGGGGTAAGATGTTTTCCATCAGCAAATACGCTGGATGGTATGAGGATTTTATGGAGAATTATCAATTTAAAATGACTTATTCTGAATACAAAAAGAAACGAAACAAAGGTAAGTTATAATGCCAACTTATGATTTTAAAAACAGTGAGACAGGTGAAGTCACAGAACACTTCATGTCTTATAAAGTTTTAGACCAATTCAAAAAAGATAATCCTTCACTATCACAAGTTATCGGAGCTCCACAAATCGTGGGTGGTACTGGTGACAGAGTTAAGACAGATGATGGATTCAAAGCAGTTCTATCTAAAATCGGAGAGAACTATAAAGGTTCTGATTTAGATAAAAAGGTAAACCCACAATCTGCAAAGGATATCAAGACAAGACAGATTGTTTCAAAACATATGGATATCCAATCGGGAAAGACAAAGTTCCAAAAATAAAAAACCCCTAGACAAACATTGACATACAGAGTATAATACATTATGAAAGAATTTACATGCACACTGGGTGATTTAGAATCACTACAAGATAACATGACTCGTGGTCAAGAGAACGGGAAGAGGTTTTATCAAACACCCGATGGACAAAAATACCCAAGTGTTACAACCGTAACAGGACTACTCACAAGAGACCACATTAAGTTGTGGAGAGAACGAGTAGGTGAAGAAGAAGCAAACAAAATTTCAAGTGTCGCTGCAAGACGTGGTACTAAGATGCATTCTTTGTTTGAACAATACCTTCGTGCAGAAGAAGAGTTAGTCTTTGAAAATATCTTAGACGAGTCTATGTTCAAAGCAGTACAACCAGTTTTAGATGATATCATTCCAGTTGCTTTAGAAGCAGGAATGTATAGTGACTCCTTACAAATGGCAGGTCAAGTAGACTGTATTGGTTTTTGGGATAACGAACTTTGTATTATAGACTTTAAGACAAGTGCAAAGTATAAAGAAGAATATATGGCCGACCCTTGGTTTCATCAGATGACTGCATATGCAATCATGGTTGAGGAACTTACAGGTGAGGAAATAGATTCAATAGTAGCAGTTGTTGCTGTTGATGGAGGAGGGGTTCAAGTCTTTGAGGCAGACCCTAGAGATTATGTTGAGAAACTATACGAGTTAAGAAATCGTTATGGTACATTATACGGAGTATAAGAATGGGAATTAGATTTATAGAAAACGAATGGCATCAAACTAAAATTGCTAATCAAAAGGAAGTTGAAGCAGAAATGTTAACAGAGATTGGAGTCACAGAAGAAGAGTTCATGTGTTTCCTTGAAGATGAGTTTGAAGAACTTTCAGACGATAAACAAGATGCAATCAATAATCTTATAATGGATTTAGACACACTTGACTCATACGAAGATATGTGGACTATGAGAAAAGGTGGTTTCGATACTACTTACGAACTAGGTGAACTAGAAGGATAGTCATGATAAGTAAAAAAGAATTTACAGATAAAGTAGAGAAGTTGGTGTTAATGGGAAGTGATGTACTAAGTGCAATCATTAAAATTTGTGAGGACAACAACCTCGAACCCGAAGCATCAAAGAGATTAATCTCAACTCCTCTCAAAGAGAAGTTAGCTGATGAAGCAAAGGGACTGAACCTTATCAATCGTGGTGAGAATTCAGTCGGAACAATAACCAAGTTTTTCACACAATAGGAGAAAATTATGAAAAAAGGTGATATCGTCACAGTAGTGACAATTAGTGGTGAGTATGTAGGTGTACTCGAATCAACAACAGATGCTGGAGTTGCAATAGAAGACCCAAGGATGATTCTATCCAACCCGAATGATGGGTCGATGGGATTTGCAAAAGGACTAGCTGCAACAGGACAAGAGAATCCACCCCATGCAATATTTCAACAAGTAGTATTCGTTGTACCAACAGCAGAACATGTTGCAGATGCAC